GCAAGCATTCCTACCCGACGAACATCTTCTGCAAATGCAGGTTGCGTTAAAGATCTAACAATATCTCTACCAAAACGTGCCATCGCTAATCTCCTTAACTTATTTTAGGAAGTCCAATATTATAATCGCCGCCTAGCGCACCACTTAACAACCCAGCACCAAGGCCGCCAGCAAGGTTTGCTTGACCCAGTGCAGAAGCCAATAGCATATCAATGCCAGATGCTCTTGCTTCGCCAAACAATCCAGCGCCATAAAGCTGTGCCTGCTGTGCCTGAGCCGCCGCAGTTTGCCCTGGAGACAATGCTCTGAGAAGCTCTTGCTGTGGTAAATAAGCACCTGCTAATGCGCCCATGCCAAGCTGTTGCTGTCCTGCTTGTAGTGCTTGCGATCCACCCAGCAAACCTTGACCTGCTTGCATAGCTTGTAACGCTTGAGCCTGTTGAGCCGCACTAAGTCCCTGTGCTTGACCTGCAAACTGAGTACCAAGTCCCGCATACTGTGCACCAAGTGCCGCTTGTTGTGCCTGCTCTGCTTGAGCCTGACCCATAGCACCTAACATAGCTCTGCTCTTAGCTTCTTCTTGCGCTTGAGCCAAAGCCAGTTGTTCAGGAGTGCCGCCATACTGCGCTGTACGCACACCTAAACGACCTTGAGCCGCTAATCGCTCTTCTAAACCAAGTGCTTGACGCTCTTCTTCTGGCCGTTGTGCCGCCCTCATGCGCTCATAAATAGCCGCTTCACGATCAACGGTTGGCATTCCTGCCTGTTCCATAAACTGACCACCAAGGCCAAATGCTTGCGTAGAGGCCGCTCTAGTAGGATCCATGCCAAATACTGGCTGACCTATCATTCCTTGACCTCTACCAAGAACATCCATGCCAGCTTGTTGTAACTGACCTGCACCGGGGGTTGGTTGGCCTAGCATTTGACCTGCTTGACCAAACAATGCCTGTGACAAAGCTTGTTCCTGTGGCGAATACGCCATAGTGGTAGACAGTTGGCCTGTTGTTGGATCTATACGAGTGCCAAACGTACCACCTGTACCCGTGGTAATTGTGTAAGGGCGAAACTGCGTTTGACCTATTTGCTCCTCAGCAAGCTCAGTGCCTAGCCTAATTCCTCGTTCACCAATATCGCCAAGCTCACTATAAGCACGAGCAAGCAACCCAGTACCACCAGCGCCTAATAACCAATCTAAACTCATTAGTACGTACCCCCATCAATTGTTCCTGTTGACAGAGTGCCGTTAAACGTCAGTGCAGGAATTGTTACTGTGCCTGTAAACGTAGGGGAAGCAATGTCCGCCTTCGTAGCGATAGCCGTTGAGATGTCATCAAACTCTGTCTCAAACTCAGCGCCCTTAATGATTTTGCCGCTGTCACCAGAAGGTAGACTGTCTTTAGCGGCAAAGTCTGTAGTCTTTGTGTAGTTACTCATAATACTTTACCCATTAGTGCTAACACGTTGATCTCTTGGAGAGACAAACCTGACCCGTCTATGTCTGCTTCCAACCCAATAGTAATGACACCGCCGCCGCCTGTCGTGTTAATTCCACGACGTGACGTAAGATCACCACCCGTAAATTCTGCTGTACTGTTAAATTCGCTTTCGTTGAAGTAACCAGTTACCTGATTACCTACCGTAAACTCTGCGGTCTGAAAAAAGTTGCCAAAATCATACGCCCACTTCAAAAACATGATTGCGCTGTTTGCGCCAACAATCGTAGGACGTAGCTTCTTTAGTATTTTTAAACGAGAAGGATCGCCAAAGGTAAGGCCGGGGCTGTAATACTTAAAACGGTATGGCTCGCCGTTGTCTCTATAGCCTGTGTACTCGCTAATTCCATTGCCGTTACCAATGTACAACGTGCCATCTTCAAGACGCGCATACGCTGTAAATCCGGTGCCAGGCCATCGAGTTACACGATAAGCACCGCCCTCTACCGTACCCCTAACATCAAAGCAGTACGTAGTATCCTGATTAACAAAAGTTAATAAGTAGAAGCCATTTTCTGGGCTGTAGACTGTTCTAAAGAAACTAATCTCGTTTTGTATAAGATCAATAATGTCTTTGGTGATGTTGTTAGACAGGCTTGTAATTGGCATCGACTTTTCTTGTATTGTCCTGCCAAAGCTCTTTAAGCCTGTATGCGATAAAAACAGCACATCTGTGCCTGTGTACTGCACAGTATCTCTATCAACACAGCCAACACCTGCTACGGTATCGGCAAGGGACATGGTGGCAGGAGCCTCTGCTCCCTGATACACAACGATGCTGTGCTTACCAAAAATAATGAGCAAGCCATTGTGTGCCGCCAGCGCCACGATCTCGTCATAGCCGTCAGGCCATACCTTTGAGATATCAATAGATCCGCTAGTACCACCAGACCAATCATGCCCAATAAGAAGATCAGACCAGTAAACAGTAGACTTGTCGTTACCAAAGTCAGCCGTCCAAAGCCGACCATAGGCCGCTAACACTTCGTTGCCGTACATAGTCGATGCTACGCCAGCCGCACCAGATACTGTGCTTAACTTGACTACTGATCCACCTGTATTGTCATAGACAAGCGGCTCATAGCTACGCTGAAAGAAGTAGATCTTGTCGTTGAAGTTGACCATCTTCCAGTTGTCAGCAGTAATCGTATAACTGCCCGGCGTTTCGTCAGCCAACGTAGTTGTGCCACTAAGAATCTTGTTGTTACCAACAGAAAATATCTTGGTGTTGCCTGCATTATCTTCAAACTGCTTAATGGCTCTAATCTTTGCAGTTCCAAGCTCAGTCTTGGTTGTTGTGATTACGTTATAGCCTTTGCGAGACGCAATACGTCCACGCTTGTCGATTACTGCGTTATCGGCAACATCGGCAAACGACGGATCTTGTGACAGCGGAGAATCTTCGGTATTGATTCCCTTGAAGGCTGGAGCTACAAGATTAATGCTTTGTAGTGGTTGAGCCATAACTACCTCACGCCGTATAGAAGATTACTTCTTCTGGATGTTTTTGTGCGTCTAGTGCAATAGCATCAGATAGATACTTATCAGCAATAGCAAAGTATTCAGGCGCTGATGTGCCTCCTGTTTCTCCACGCTCCCTAGCTAACAATGCAATAGCCATGTGAATTACCGGCATGGCTGGAATGGTCATTGTGTCATCGTTAGCAGATAGGTCAGCCGCACGTTTTACGCAGTTAAAGCGAATAGTGTATGCCTTATCAGGAGTTGGGTAGATGTCTATCTGTGTATCGCCATCACTGTCTACACCGTTGTACGTGTAGTAAGTTGGCGCACTCTTTCTTGGCTCAGAAATCAAGTAAGCCTCATCAAAAAACGTAGCCGTCTTGTACTCCATAAAAAGATTAGACGTATCGTTAATTACGTTAAGTGCCTTGATTCTGTTTTGACTGCCCGTGAGCGTATAGTTAAAAACATCTTCCGTTGTAGTAATGGTCAGGGTAGTTCGTAGTGCCGACCAGTCCCAAGCATCCTCCACCATACGCTTTGCGTCATTAACAAAATCGCCAACCATCTTGGCGTATGTGCTTTCCTGTACCGACGTTACCTCTTCTTCTCGAAGCCGCCGCAGTACGTTGTTTACTATATTTAGATAAGTCATTACTTTTTCCTATCCACTATTAATCTAGTTAGCAATCCACCCATCATGTCGTTGGCTGTTTGCGGCAATACCAAAGGCTGTATCTCAGGTAGCTGGTAGTTTATTCCTGCCATAAATGGGCTAAACATACTACCGCCAGCACCACCTCCAGCACCTTCTTCAACTTCAGGCTCTTCTACTACAGGAACACAAACACCGTTTTCGTCCCTTGTTTGACCTTCAGGACACTCTTCTTCAGGTGCCTGGCATCCTAGAGTTGGATCTGGCCTTGAGCCGTCAGCACACTCAGAACATAGCGGCCAATCTACTGCGCCATTTGCACACTCTTCAACCTCAGGTTCTGGTTCAATTTCAGGTGCTGGCTCTGGCTCCGGTTCTGGTTCTGGTTCTATTTCTGGCTCCGGCTCAGGCTCGGGCTCAGGCTCGGGCTCGGGCTCAGATTCTTCTACCGTTCCACATTCTTCAGGATTTAAAGCCGCATAAATATTGTCATCGCATGGATTTTCTTCTGGCTCAGGATCTATATCTATTTCTGGCTCTGGCTCTAACTCTGGCTCCGGCTCCGGTTCAGGCTCCGGCTCCGGCTCCGGTTCAGGCTCGGGCTCAGGCTCAGGCTCCATTTCTTCTTTAGTACAAATGCCATTAACAAGGGTCATTCCTTTTGGACATTGCGTACATTCTGGATAGTTTAAAGCGCCATTAGCACATTCATCCTCTGGTGTATCAGGAACACCAATTTCGCCATCATCATCATCAACTTCATAGTCTGGCTCTGGTTCAGGCTCTGGTTCAGGCTCTGGTTCGGGTTCCGGTTCGGGTTCAGGCTCTGGCTCAGGTTCCGGTTCAGGCTCAGGTTCCGGCTCTGGTTCAGGCTCTGGTTGAGGCTCTGGGCAGTTAGAGCCTTCTTCGTCCTGCTTAGAGGTTATTCCATCCTCACACAAACCAAAATCAGGCTGTTGGTTTTCAATACAGTTTGACCCTTCAGCGTCTGCTTTTTCTGTAGTGCCATCTTCGCAATAACCAAATTCAGGACCGGGAGGTTGATACTCAGAACAATTGGTTCCTTCTTCGTTTTCTTTAGCTGTTGTCCCGTCCTGACAGTATCCGTAAGGAGCAGGGTCTACATATTCAGAGCAGTTAGTGCCTTCTGCATCTGCCTTCGCTGTTGTCCCATCTTCACAATAGCCAAACTCAGGTGGAGGAGGATCTGCAATGCAGTCGCCATCTGCATTATATGTCCCATCTTCTCCGTCAGATGTTTTACAAGGTGCACCTTCTTCATATTGAACAGGAGGATCTTCACACTCACCTAATGTTTCGTTGTATACCTGATCTCCTGTGCATTCAACCGGAGTATCGACACAAGTACCGTCTTCATTAAGTTGATAGCCAGACAAACAACCACCACAACGGCTTGTACCGCCTTCTTCGACTGGTATGTGCGTTCTGTTTTGTTCAGCACATTCTTCTGCTGTTGGCCCAATAGGGGCTTGCTTTGCTGGTTGACATTCTTTTGTTGCTTCAAAATACTGAAACCCTTCAGGGCACTCAGTACATTCTGGAAAATTTAAAGCTCCATTTGCACATGAATCTTCCTCTGCTATGTTTAAAAAAGGATTGTTTTCTTCAATCTCTTCTTCAATTTCAGAAAGAATTAATCCACCAATGTAGCCGCCAACTGCATCTTCTATAAGATCGCCAAGAGTTCTATTTGATATTCCGCCGCGAATGTCGGCTAAAATTTCTCGTACTTTTTCTTTTGCTTCTTCTAGTGTTTCTTCTAACCAACCACCGGGATCTTCAAGCACATCTCTTATGTCTTGACCGGCTTCTTTGATTAAATCTTCAAGATCTTTCCATGTGATATCAACCATTCCTGGCGGCAATGGAATATCAATACCGGGAATTGAAAGTATAATTCCAATATTTACACAGTCTTTCCATCCTTGATATGTACCACCTTCACCATCAGGGACTCTTTCTGTCCATGTTTTACAGTCTTCTGATACCCCCGCAGTACTTCTAATAATTTTTACAACTAAATCTTTAAGGTCATTTGGATTTTTAGGAATTGAGCCTATAACAGCTCGTCCAATTTCATCCACAATACCTCTAGCAGTTTCAATTGTTTCTTCAGTAATGTTTTCGCCTGTTTCTGCGGCTTCATCTAAGATTTCTTGAAAAATATCTCGTTCGCCTTCAGGCTCCGGCTCCGGCTCGGGTTCTGGCTCCGGCTCCGGCTCTGGCTCAGGTTCGGGTTCGGGTTCCGGCTCCGGTTCTGGTTCAGGCTCCGGTTCTGGTTCCGGTTCCGGCTCAGGCTCCGGCTCTGGTTCGGGCTCGGGTTCGGGCTCGGGCTCTGGAAGTGGAGGCTCTCCGCACTCAACTGGATTTAAAGCCGCATATATAGGATCTTCACAGGGATCCTCTTCAGGATCCTCTGTGGGTTCTGGCTCGGGTTCTGGCTCGGGCTCGGGCTCTGGTTCTGGTTCCGGCTCAGGTTCCGGTTCAGGTTCGGGTTCGGGTTCTGGTTCCGGCTCCGGTTCCGGCTCGGGTTCTGGTTCTGGTTCGGGTTCCGGTTCAGGTTCCGGTTCGGGTTCAGGCTCCGGTTCAGGTTCTGGTTCGGGTTCGGGTTGTTCTTCTTCCTCTTCTTCATCATAGAAGCCGTTTTGTTCTGCCCAAGCATCCCAGCCGCCAGCCTCTTCTATTTCTTGAGCTATCCTTGCCATTTCTTCAAGGATTAATCTTCTTAATGCACCCTGAAGCCTCATATCATCAGAAGCAATTTCAGGAGGAATATCATTTGCACGACCAATAATACTGGCCCATATTTGAGCCATTGGGCTATCTCTGTCTGCGCCACCAATCGTAAGATCTTCTTCGCTTGGAGTGCCTCCAGCCATTATTTCTTGTAAACGATTAATCTGAGATAAAAAATATCCAAGAAGCTCTTGCAGGTTATTTATTGTTTGTTGTCCAACTAAACGCTCAGCCATTTATTTTTCCCTCGACACGCCCTTGGTCTTTTCATACGAACGCATTGCCCCAAGGCCAAGCATTCCCATTAAGACCGGCATCATAGTCTCTAAGTCAATTAGAGGGATGATGACTTCGATGTTTAAAAGAGCCAAAACAAAGTTAGTAAAGGGTATGACCATAAAGTTGCCTGTCATACCTAACACACAGCACCAACCTACCGCTGGCCTCCATCCAGAAACAAAAAGCGACTTATGTGCCGCTTCTACTTTATTGATCTCTAATTGAGCCTTGGCTAGTTCTTGGGCGTGTCGTTCAGCCATCGTTGACAACTCATGTGCCAACTTAGCTTTCTGATCTTTGTCCTCAATGAACTTATCAAGGAGACCCGTTACTGGGCCAATCAATGCATCAATCATGCAAGGTACTCCGCACCTTTAAGCACGCCCACGATCAACAAGCTATTAGCAAGAATCATGCGCTCAAGTCTTTTGAACTGTAAGCCGCCATCGTCTAGTCTTTTTTCGATACGGTCTAGCCGATCATCAATAGACTTACGAAGG